TGTGGTAATCAGAAACTTAAGAACAATAGAAAAAATTGAAGGAGGCAAACAATGAGCTGGTTTATTTTTATCTTGGCATTGGGGTACTTTGGCTATAACGTCTCTCGGTTCTGGGTTGAACACGAATTTTTGGGGAGTGGGCTGTTAAGAGATGTGGTGATGGTGTTGTTTGGGTGCTTTATAGAGGCGATAGAGAATTTTAAGCTGATTTTTGGGTCCAGGCGGGATGGAATAAAAAGGCTTTGAGATGTTTAAACAAGAAATCTTTAACTCGCTAATTGCCTGGATCGGTGGCGTCGGCCTAGTTCAGGTTATAACCGAATACCTGAAAAAGCCGTTCAGGTTTATTAATGATAAAAAACTGCTTGGTTATGTGCTGTCGGTTATCGTTTCTTTTGCCGTGACGGGGCTTTATTTATGCCTTACAGAAAACCAGATTTGGCCGGATTTGGTGCTCTACGGGATACCGCTCTGGGTGATGGCGTCTGGGCTATATGATATTTATCACACTCCGAAATCTCAATGAAAAAGACGATGGTTGTGATAATCCTGGCCGTATTGATTTTATTCGCTGGCTTATTTTTCTATGAGCAGGGGCGGGTTTCGAGATTGAAGGCTGAGGCGAGGGCAGAAAAAGAGAAAATAGCCGAGCTGGAAAAGCAGGCGAAAATTCTGGACGGCCAAATAAAAACAATCGCCGAGTTGAATAAGAATCTTGAGGCAAAATTTCAGGGCCTTGAAAAAGAAAAGGCCGAGCTATTAGCGAAGCTCAGAGAGAGCGAAAAGCGGCTGGCTGAAATTCAAGGCCAGGTTGAGGCGATGACGCCAGATGAGATGGTTCAGACAACGAGGCGGATTTTGAAGGATAATGGTGTTGAAAAGATTGACGTTGGGGCTCGGTTTAGTCTGGCGGCCTTTAAGAAAAACACCTCAATCCTGCTTCAATGGGAAGAATTCAGCCTGGCAAAAATTCCGGCGTTGGAAGAAAAGGGCCGGGTTCAAGAGAAAGAAATATTAAACCTTCAAAACCAGGTTTTTCTTTGGAAAGAAACAGACCGGCTATGGCGTCAAAAAAATACATTATGGCTTGAAGAGAAAACAAGCCTTAATTCCCTGTTAAATAATTACCAGAAGCAAATTAATAGCCAGAAAAGGCAGAAAATCTGGGCGCTATTATTTGGTCTGGCGGCAGGGTTTGGAATTCATGCCTTGGTTAGCAAATAAGTCTGATGTAGATAAGTCTACTTTAGGGTAGGCTTGGCAGATGGGGGTTGATGGTGGGTGAGCTGGCTCAAATCATATACGGGGCGGCAATAATCATTATATCAGCGTTTTTAGCATGGGAAAAAATTAAAGAGGGCAAGCTAACAAAAAATCACGGACTTAAACCAAATCCTGAACGATGTGCTATCCACGAGACAAAGATTAAACAGCTTGAAGGGGATGTCGACTCATTCAGAAAAGAGAACCGGCAAGAGCATAAACAGATTTTTGATTGCCTTGACCACATCAGAGAGAGGCTAACACGGGTTGAGGCAAAGATGAATGGTGGAAAATGAAAATTATAAAAGTTCCGATTGAGAAGTGTGAGCTCTGGGATAAAAACCCCCGCGGCATAACCAAAAAAGATTTTGATCGACTTAAGAAACAAATTAAAAAGCTGGGGGTTTATAAGCCACTGGTTGCGTGCGAGGAAAATGGCAAATATGTAATCCTCGGTGGCAATATGCGATTGCGGGCACTCCGAGAGCTCGGTTATAAAGAGGTTGAGCTTTCAATCGTAGAGGCCAAGAGTGAAAAAGAAAAAATTGAATATAGCCTGTCTGATAACGACCGAGTGGGATATTATGAAGAAGAGAAACTTGCCGAGCTAATTTATCCGGAGCTTGAAAATTTAGACCTCTCTCAATTTAGGGTCGATATTAACAGACCGGTCTCTCTCGAGAGCATAGTTGAGCAATTCACACCCGCCATAAACGGCAGTGTTATTGAAGACGAGATTAATAATAAAGAGCGTGTGCTTGAGGCAGGATTTTCTTCCTCCCAGCTCGCATATTTACTCGGAAAGGATCTCGCTCGGGTTGATGTGAAACAAACTATGCTTGGGTCTTTATCCCTCTCTGAGGCAGCCTATCAATTCAATCTGCTTTGTGCCGGTTACCGTGCTGGTTATTCTATATCTTTGCTCTTCAATCCTCATCGTCTCGATATAGAAGTTACGGGGAAAAAAATCCCCGAGCGGTTTCCTGAGCGAGACGCAATGAAAATTGGGGAAAGATTCGTAGATTTAGAAAAAAGGGTTAGAAGGCTCTCGGATGTGCTCTTTAAGGTTATGGGGGTCGGTTGTATCGGCTACCACATCGCAAAAGAATTTCACCCGCTTATTTCTCGCAACCTAATTCTCAGATATTACCCAACTGCAAAGAATGTGCGAGTTTTAGACCCGTGTCACGGCTGGGGCGGTCGCCTCATCGGCGCTCTCTCAACACTGAAAAAGATTTTTTATTTGGGCGTTGACCCGTGCCAGAAGACCTCTGATGGCGTGCGGAAGCTTGCTAATTTTTTGCTTTCTGCTGAACGTGTAGCCGCCGTCGGCTCTCAAGTCGAACTGATTTGCGCTCCGTTTGAAGAAGCAGAGATCGAAGGTAAGTTTGACATTGCCATAACTTCGCCGCCATATTTTGATACAGAAAAATATGACCCGGGTTCTGAATCTCAAGCAGGTGTGCGTTATCACTCTTATGATGAGTTTGAGAATGGTTTTCTTCGCCCCCTTATCTCAAAGACTATAAATCACTTAGAGCCCGGGGCGCCGTTCGTGATAAATGTTGGAAATACAAAATATAATATGTTATCGTCGGTTAGAAAACTATGCGGCGAGATGAATTTATCTTGCCAAACGATTGAACCTCCGGTGGCAATAGGGGGAACAGGAATTGGAAAACGCACATCGGTTGAAGAAGAGGAGATCGTGGGAGAACCGTTTTTGGAAATCAAAAAATTGGATTAATAAAATGAAAAAGAAGAAGCTTGAAAAAATAGATCTGAAACAGGTTGAAGCCTTGGGAGCTTTTGGCAAAACTGACGCCGAGATTGCTACCATCATAGGGATATCAGAGCGGACGTTGAACTACTATAAGAAAAATCCTGAATTTTTGCAGGCCATAAAAAAAGGCAAACTGATAGCAGATTATCAAGTAGAAAAAAGCCTTTTTGAAAAAGCAATCCACGGTGACACAACAGCGATGATATTCTGGCTGAAGAACCGCAGGCCCGATTTATGGCGAGACCGCTCTCATCATGAACTTTCTGGGCAGGTTGGAAGTCCTGACAATAAGCTAATTATTGAAGTTATCGAGACAAAAGAGAAGAAATGAAGATAATAGTTTCAAAATCTTTTCAGCCCTTGCTTGACGACTCGCACCGATACCTTGTGCTGTGTGGCGGGCGTGGGTCGGGTAAGTCTGAATTTGCTGCCAGAAAGCTATTTTACAGAGCGATGAAAGAGGGCGGACATAGATTTCTGGTGATGCGGAAAATCCGCAGGACGCTCAAAGAGAGCGTGATAAGGATATTTGAAACCTTGCTAAGCGAAAATAAAATCCCGTATGAATACTTCTCTTCTGACAGAAAGATAGTTTTCTTGTCTCCGGATGGGAAGCGTAATGAATTGCTTTTTGAGGGTCTGGATGACCCCGAAAAGATAAAATCGATCAAGGGCATAACGGGTATATGGATTGAGGAAGCGACGGAGTTTTCCCGGGATGACTTTTTAGTCTCTGATTTATGTTTACGAGAACCGGGGCCGGGCTATCATCAGACGATATTGACTTTTAACCCTGATGAGGCAAGGGCGGCGTGGATTAAGCAGATGTTTTTTGATGAGAAGAGAAAAGACGCTACGGTTCATGTGTCAACAATAGATGATAATCCCATCGGGCAGGTAAGAGAAGCATATAGAGAACAGCTTGAGAAATTGAAACTCATTGACGAGGCGCTCTGGAAAATTTACAGGCTGGGGCAGTGGGCACATCTGGCAGGTCAGATATTCAGCTGGGATGTGGTTGAACTTCCAGAGATAGGATTTGATGAAGTGTTCTGGGGCGGAGATTTTGGTTATTCGGTTGATCCGGCCGCAGTAGTGAAGGTCTACAGACGGGCTGATGAATTCTGGATTGAAGAGAAGCTATATCAAACAGGATTAACTAATCAGCAATTAGGGCAAGCACTTATAGAGATGGGTTGTAGAGAACCGATTTATTTTGATTCGGCCGAACCGAAATCAATACAAGAGCTTTGTCTTATGGGAATAGATGCCAGGCCGAGCGAGAAAGGGCCGGATAGCGTGAGGGCTGGAATTGATTTTTTGAGGGCAAAGAAAATTCACATCGTCTCCGGCTCAGTCAATCTTCAGAAAGAAGTTGCTTCATATGTCTGGCGGAAAGACAAATCGGGTAATCCGTTAAATGAACCGGTTCAATTCAATGATCACCTGATATCGGCTGTTCGATATGCGATAGTGACGCACTGTAGAATAGACAACATCCCCGATGTGGCGTTTATCTAAAGGGGGCGATAATGGCAATATTTGATTTCATAAAGCGCAAAAAGGGCGTGGTTCAGTTTTTCCCTGCCGGGCTTTCTATATATGTCCCCATGCAGGCCGGCCAGGCGGCGGCGAGAGATTTCGTGCAGCTGGCTCAAGATGGCTATGCTAAAAACATGACGGTCTATGCCTGTGTGAGGGCGATTGCCTCGGCCGTGGCTGGGCTTGAGGTTTTGTTATATAGACGTGGCAAAAATGGCGTTGAAGAGATTGAAAACCACGAGCTTTTAAATCTGCTTAAAAACCCGGGAAGCGAATTTGTATCCGGAGGGAATTTTTTAGAAGCCGTGGCGATTAATCTTCTGCTTTCCGGTAATGCGTATATCTTAAAGCTCAGGGCCGGGCAGAATGGTAAACCTGTTTCGTTAACGCTACTCCGGCCGGACTTGGTTAGGGTTTATTGGTCTAATCAGATTGATTATTACGAATATAACAACAAGATTAAATATCAGCCAAAAGACATAATCCATGTACGAGAATATAACCCTTTAAACCCTTTTCTGGGCTTATCAAGGCTTCAGGTTGCTGATCTGGGAATTGAGGTTGACAACGGGGCGCACGAGTGGAACGCAAGGCTTCTCAAAAACAACATGCGGCTCGAGGGCGTGTTCAAGGTTGACCAGAAATTAACAGAGCAGCAGTTAGAGGCCTTACAGAAGAAGCTTGAAAACTATGAGGGAGCGCTAAACGCGGGCAAGGCGATGATACTCCAGGCAGGGATGGACTGGAAGCAGATATCAATCTCGCCGAAAGACATGGACTGGGTTAATGCGATTAGGCTGAACCGAAGGGAAATCTGCTCTGTGTTTGGTGTGCCGCCAGAATTACTCGGAGACAGTGAGCAAAAGACTTACAGCAATTATAAAGAAGCGAGAAAGGCGTTTTACCAGGAGACGGTTATCCCGTTCGCTCAATTGCTATTTGCTGCCCTGAGTAAGGGCTTGGCCTCTGAGTGGGACGATGATTTGATTATTGATTTTAATAGAGACGCTATCGAGGCCCTCCAGGAAAACAGGGCTGAGCAATATAGCTATCTAAATACGGCCTGGTGGCTTTCTGTTAATGAGAAGCGAGAAGCGATTGGTTATTCACCTGTGCCGGGTGGCAATCAATTGCTAATCCCGGCATCATATGTGCCAACGATGAGCACTGAAGAAAGGCCGGCAGTGAAGCAGATGTTAAGCAAAGAAGCGCGGTTAACTTCGGTTAAGCAAGCGCCGGCAATAATCAGTTATGACATTTCCCGCTGGCGGAAAAAAGAAGAGCGAGATGCCCTCTGGTATTCAATCTATGACCGAGTGAAAGCAAAAGAAAAGGGTTTTATTCCCTTGCTTGAAGATTATCTTGAAAGCCAGACACGGCTGGCGATAGAGAGGATAAAAGAGATGGGAACGGTGAGGATGGCGGCGAGAGCTCCAGAGTTGCTGGACGTGAAAGACGAGGCAAAGAAATATCACAAGCTAACTGAAGAGATTTATCTCAAGCATTTTGCTCACGGATTTAGGGCGGGAATTTCAGCAACAAAAGGTGCGCTATATGAATATCAAGAAAAGGGCGTGCTTGATGAGATATCAGACGAGGAGGCAGAAAAGCTGGCACAATTGATTTTTGACAGCGGAACGAAAATCAGCAAGACGACACTGGAGAGGATAAAAGATAAGATAATCAGGGCAGATCAGGAGAATTGGACGGTCGAGCAGTTAACACAATCTATCTGGGAGTCTGAGGGAATATTTGCTCCGTGGCGAGCAAGAATGATTGCCAGAACCGAGTCGGCAAAGGTTGAGAATTGGGCTCAGCTTGAAGGCTACAAGGAAACAGAGTTTGTAGATGGTAAGGGCTGGCTGTCGGCAAGGATAAAGACATCAAGAGATGAACATATAGAAGCGGCTAACCGCTATGAAGATAATCCGATAAGGCTTGATGAGAAATTTTTGGTTGGCGGGGAAGAGCTGGAATACCCCGGCGATCCTGCTGGAAGTCCGGGTAATGTAATTAATTGTCTTTGCTCAATCTTCCCTGCTGTCTTGAAATAAGAGGGGGTTGAAAATGATATTAAAAAATTTTTCATTCAAAGTAAAACAGCTTCCCGACGAGGCCGGTAGGTTTGTTGGTTATGCCTCGGTTTACAATGTGAAAGACCTTCAGGGCGACATTATCAGAAAGGGCGCATTTCTGAAAAGCATAAAAGAAAAAAATCCATTTCCGCTTTGCTGGTCGCATGATATCAGAAACCCGATCGGAATTGTTCATCTTTCTGAAGACGATTATGGGTTGAGATGTGAGGGAGAGCTGAACCTTGAAGTCCAGGAAGGCAGAGAGAAGCGAGCGTTAATGCTTCAGGGGGCGATTAAAGGCCTGTCAATTGGTTTTGATGTAATCAATCAGGAAAAACTGAAAGACGGAACCAATGTTATTACAGAAGGCAAGCTTTATGAGGTTAGCCTTGTGCTGTTTCCCGCTAATGAACTCGCACAGGTTCAGGTTGTTAAGGGCTGGGATGACTGGGCGGATTATTGTCTGACCGAGTTTGATATTGACTTGACAAAGATGGACGTTATTAAGCGAGAGTGGACGGTTGCGTTTATCAATTCTTTGCCCGATGCTGCCTTTGCCGTAATTGAACCTGCTTATAAGCGAGGCGAGACGGAAGATAAGCGGGCCAGGCACTTGCCACATCACAATGAGAATGTGAAAGACCCGGATGAAAAATCTTCTCTTGATATGCCGCACTTCAGAAATGCTCTGGCGAGGATGAATCAGATTAAGCCCGTGACGGATTCGATTTCTACTGATGAGCTCCGCTCAAGAGCTGAGGCACATCTAAACAAGCATAAGAAGCAAATTGAAGAAGAACAGAAGGCAGCGGAGCTGATGGAAAGATTAGATAAATTTATCGAGACTGTAAGAAAGTTATAAATGCTCTGAATAGAAAATATTCGGGGCATGAATAAATCGGCACTTTCTACTGCGGCCGGTTAAGCCACCGCAGAGGGAAGCCGCCAGAAAAAAAGAGGGGTTGAAAATGGAACTTTTGGAAGTAAAGGAAAAAATTGCTGAGCTCGAGAGAGAGATCAGCAAAAAGTTTGAAGACCTGAAGGCTGGCCGGTTAAACGAGGCTGACTTTCAGGAACGGGTAGAGAAGCTCGACAAGAGGATAGTTGAGCTTGAGAAGGCCCTGGCTGAAACTAAAAAGCCCGGTGTCCAGGTTATTGACAATATTGAAGAGATTAAGACCAAGGCATTTAAAAAGTATATCCGGTGCGTTTCTCTTGAACCAGAAGAAAAGAAGGCCCTGGTTGTTGGCACTGATTCTGGGGGCGGTTATTTAGCTCCCAAGGATTGGGCTGCCGAAGTTGACAGGAATTTAATTCTATTTAGCCCGATCAGGTCTGTTGCCCGGGTTGTGACGACCTCGCTGCGGTCTTTGCTTGTACCGAGAATTACAACCTACGGTGAGGCTTCCATCACGCCTGAGTCTAACGCAATTACTCCTTCTGATATGACTTTTGATCAGGTTGAAATTGTGCCTTATAAAGAGACCAGGGCAGTCCAGATTTCCCGTGAGCTGTTGAGAGATAACGCCTTCAATCTGGACGGCTTGCTTGCCGAGATTTTCGGTGAGCTGTTTGGCAAGCTGGAAGGCAAGAAATTTGTTAAAGGCACTGGCACTGGCGAACCCGAGGGTGTGACGGTTAGCACCGCCGTCACTACTTATACAACCGCCACGTCTGGCGCTCTGGCGGCTGACGACGTGATTAAATGCTATCACTCTGTGCCGCAGGCTTATGCCTCGGTCGGCACTTGGGCAATGAACAGAAACACCCTGCTGGCGATCAGGTTGATGAAAGACAGCCAGAACCGGTATCTGTTTGTGCCTGACGTGACAGGAGCTACCCCCGGTACTATTCTCGGCCGTCCCGTGATTGAATGTCCTGACTATGATGATATTGCGGCTTCAAATGTGGTTGCCACGTTCGGTGATTGGAAGTCCGGGTTCTGGATTGTTGACAGGCAGGATATGGAAATTCTGGTTGCTGACCAGCTGTATGCCGCTAATGGCCTGATTGGCTTCTTTGCCTTTAAACGGGCTGGCGGCAAGGTTGTGCGTGGCGAGGCTCTGGTTAATCTGAAGATTAAAACCTGATGAGAAGAATTAACGTGGTTATTCTGCTTGACGTGGAATACCGAGGGCAAGTCTACAGGCGGGGGGAGCGTCGTGCTCTCCCCGCTCCGCTTGCCATGTATTTCCTGAAGATGGGCTGGGCTTATGAACATAAAATGCTTGAGGGGCCGGAGAGGAGAAAAGCATGGCGATATTAACGCTAACTGATATCAAAACTTATCTGGGCGAGACTTCAACGCAATGGGATTCTGTGCTGAGCTATCTCAATGACGCCACTTTTAAATTTCTTCAACGGGAATTAGACTGCGATATTCTTCAAGCTGATTACACAGCAGAAGCGATAAGGGTGGCGACTTATTCAGGTGTGCTTACTCCGAAAAATTATCCAATAGTTTCTGTGGCAAGCTTGACCGACTCTGATGGAAATAGCTATGTTGAGGGTGACGATTTTATTGTTCATGATTATTTTATCAGAAATCTTTGCGGGTTGTGGAGTCCAGGCAAAACCTATTATTTGACCTACACGGCTGGTTGGAATGCGTCAGATATCGCTGATTTAAAGCAGGTCAATCTTGAACTAATCGCTACCGCATTAAAGCCTTATAAAGACAAGGGCTGGGGTGAATCAAGTAGGAGTTTCCCGGATGGTTCAATCACGAAGCGTGAAGAGTTTCAGCTCAATCCATATCAGCAGGCAATCCTGAACCACTATCGGAGGCCGGTCTTATGAAGGTTGAAATCTCAAAAAAGGTTGATGCGGTTTATCAATTTAAAAAAGCAGTAAAGAAGATTATGACAATGTGGGCCGCTAACTCTGTGAAAGAAGCTAAATTGTCAGCTCTATCTCTCAAAAAGACGTCTAATCGTAAAACAGGAGGTAAAACCAGTCAGCTTGCCAGAAACATTGATTTTGTGATTTCTGAAAATGAAGACTCAATCCGCGCTGAGGTTGGCACGGGCGTTGGTAAAGCAAAGAATGTTGTCTATGCTTATATCCAGGATAAGGGCGGAACGATAAGAAAGAAAAACAAAATGCTGACCATCCCGCTGGGAGATACAAAAGGAACAATTGCTAATTTTCCGGATGGGTTTTTTGTGAAGAGCAAAAAAGGAAATGTCTTGTATTGCTATCGAGATGGGAAACAATTGAAACCTCTTTTTCTTTTGAAAGATGAGGTTAATATCCCTGCAACGCTCTGGTTTAGTTCGGTAATGGAAAAACGAGAACCGGTTTTGAAAGATATGCTCAAGCCAGAGAATATTTTTGCTGAGGCCTTAAAGATGGTTGGAGGTAAATAATGCCAGACTCCCCGAAACGATTACAGGTAATCGAGAGAATTGTTTCTGTGCTTCGGTCAATTCAAGCTGGGACGAATTATTTTTATACTCCAGGTTCGGTTTCAAAACGATTTGTTCATTGGTCTGAGGCACCAGCTTATCCATGCTATATGGTTTTTTCTGGCTCTGGTGGAGTGATTGAAGCAACGGCTCAAGCCGTCCCGTATGTTGAACATACAGAAACTTTCGAGGTTTCAATCAAGGGATATGTGAAAGATGACACGGATACGGTTTCAATGATGGAAAAATGCTTGGCTGATATTAAGAAGGCAATTTATGCGGATTTTAGGTCAAGGGCTTCTGGCTCGCTCGGTAATCTGGCCGTTAATCTTGAATTTGATGAGCCGCCCACGACCGATGATGGTTATCTTTCGCTTGAAGGCTTCGGGTTTTTTGACCTTCGGGTGAAAGTTTCGATCATAGATTATTTATAACAGGAGGTTAGGCGATGAAAATTAAATGGATTTCTGGAACTCACGCCACGCAATATGGCGTCTTCAATCAGGGCGATGTGATTGAGACAAAAGAGTACCACATCCCTGACGAAGTGGTTAAAATCTGGCTTAAAGACGGCGTGATTGAAGAAGTCAGAGAAGACCGAAAAGAAAAGAAAGAGAAATAAGGGGGTAAAACATGGGAAGCGTGCTTCAAAGACTAAATGTTTCGGCTGTGAAAAAGGGAACGACATGGGGAACTGAGGTTAATGTCAATGTAGCTGGCGCTGGTATTAGACCGCTGAACCCGGGCTCACCTCAGGCAAAAGTGCTGATGCTTCAGGATGAGGTCAAGGGAGCGTGGGAGCAATATCTCAAGGCTGGGCCTTATGAGCCAACGGATTTCAATCTTGATTTTCAATACCATTATGACGGAAACGAAAACCTGCTGCTGGCTCTGCTTTTTGGCTCTGATACCGTCACTCAGCAAGGGGCAACGACTGCCTATCAACACGCCTTAGCTCCGGTTGCCGATGTTTCGGGCTTGTTCTTTACCTATGCTACTGAAAAGGGAAGCAAAATCCATGTTGTGCCAAGTGTGAAGGTCACGAAGGCGACCTGGTCGGTAGATGGTGGGCTTTTAAAACTTTCTTTGGGTTGTAGGGGAAGTCACCTGATCGATAATTCTGCTGTAATTACTTCTCTCTCTGCTGTGACTGAGACGGGAAACCTGAAAGAAAAAGCGGCCTTCTTCAAAGGCAAGTGTAGGATTAATGCCCAGTCTGGAGATGCTCTTGCCGACACCGACGCCGTGATGTTGAAAAATGTCTCTGTTGAATTTGAACGCAAGATGGACTCCGAGCTGGCTATCGGCGGAACTTATATCCTTGAGCCAAAAGAAAATGATAAACCGCAGGTCAAAGTTACGCTTGAATTTCCAAGGATGGATACCACGAATGCCGCTTATCTTCAGGATTGGACGGCCGGAAATGAAAAGAAGATGGATTTAACCTTCCTGGGCTCGCTGATTGCCAGCACGTATTATTATTCCCATATTCTGTATTTCCCGAGGTTGGTTATTGAGGATGTAGAATACGCTGATAGCAAGATTATCCCTGCGAAGGTAGTTTTAAGGGGCTTGGTTGCTGATACCGCTCCTGCTGGGATGGCTGGAATGACCGCTCCGATTTACTGCAATCTGATTAACACGATTGCAACTTCTTATCTTACCTGATGAGGGGGAATAATGGACATTAGAAAATTTTCAGCAACGGCTGAATATGTGGCCG